GTTTTTTATGTAGGCGTAACCAGAACTAAGAAAAATCTTTACTTAGTTGAACCCGAAGACACAACAAAGGCTTATTTCATATGAACAGAGAAGAAATTTTAGACACCGCCGGAGATTTAATTAACGGTGACCGTGCAAAAGATTATGGCGATGCTCATAAAAACTTTCAGGACATAGCAAAGCTTTGGTCTGTTGTTTTGGGAACAGAGGTTACGGAGCAACAGTTTGTGCTCTGTATGATCATGGTTAAGGCCGCGAGGTTGATGAAAACAGACCACGAGGACTCGTGGATCGACATTTGCGGTTATGCTGCGTTGGGCGGCGAAAACCTTATTTCCGATACTGAGCTTTTTTAATGGGGTTACAAATGACAATGTTCGGACCTAAGAGTGAATGGGTTCCACCCGCAGAGTTGCCTGACATCTTCGAGGCAAAGCAAATTGCTATTGACGTGGAAACCCGCGACCCCAATATCAAAACCAACGGGCCCGGATGGCCGACCGGTGATGGCGAGGTGGTGGGTTATGCAATCGCCGTCGCTGACTGGGCGGGATACATTCCAATCCGTCACCTTGGTGGTGGTAATCTCGATGAGCGGATTGTTAACAAGTGGCTTAAAAAAGTTTTTGAATGCCCTGCGGACAAGATCATGCACAACGCGCAATATGATGCGGGTTGGATACGCCGGATGGGGTTTGTTTTAAACGGCAAGATAATTGACACAATGCTGATCGCGTCATTGCTGGACGAGAATAGGTTTAGCTATAGCCTAAACTCTTTGTGCTACGAGCTGCTTGGTAAAATCAAGACAGAGAAAACTTTGCAAGAGGCTGCCCGCGAGTTTGGGCTCGACCCAAAAGCAGAGATGTGGAAGATGCCCGCGATGTATGTCGGGCCTTACGCACAGAACGACGCGGAAATCACGCTAGAGCTTTGGAATTACTTGTCCACACAGTTAACGAAAGAAAACTTGTGGCAGATCGCAGAGCTAGAGCTTCAACTGTTACCGTGCCTGATCGACATGACGTGGCGCGGTGTCCGCATTGATCAGGACAGAGTTGAAAGAACACGCAACGCGCTTATCAAAAAAGAAAAAGAAATTGTCAAACAGATAAAGCATGTGGCGGGAAGAGACGTAGAGCTCTGGGCGGCAAAATCTATCGCTGTTGCATTTGATGGGTTGGGTATTCCATATCCTAAAACAGAAAAGAACGCGCCGTCGTTTACCAAATCGTTTCTGTCCGACCACCCGCACGAACTGGCACAGCTAATCGTGCAGGCCCGAAACCTAAACAAGACTAGCGGCACGTTTATTAACACGATTATGAAACACTGCCGGTCTGATGGCCGCATTCATGGGCACATAAACCAGATCAGATCAGACGATGGTGGTACGGTTTCGGGGCGCATTTCAATGTCAAACCCAAACTTACAGCAAATCCCCGCCCGCGACCCTGAACTAGGACCTATGATCCGGAGCCTGTTCTTGCCAGAAGAAGGGGAGCAGTGGGCAGCCATTGACTTCTCGCAACAGGAACCGCGCATCTTGGTTCATTACGCACATGTATACGGCAAGTCTCGCGGAATGCAGATGGCTGGTGTAGAGGAGTTTGTTAATGCTTATAGACACGATCCTAATATGGATTTTCATACGATGGTTGCAGAAATGGCGGATATCCCGCGCAAGCAAGCGAAAACAATTAACCTAGGCATGATGTATGGCATGGGCGTGAATAAATTGTCCGACCAGCTAGACATTGACGTTGAAGAGGCCAAAAGTCTGGTTAAGCAATACCATGAACGTGTCCCGTTCGTTAAAGGTCTGATGAACGGCGTCCAGAAACGCTTGAACGACCGCAGTAGCAGTGGCTCCGTCCACTCTATCTTAGGCCGCAAGTGCCGGTTTGATCTGTGGGAGCCAGACACCTTTGCCATGAACAAGGCTTTGCCTTACCGCGAAGCGGTACAAGAGTATGGAGAGACCACGCGGCTCAAGCGGGCTTACACATACAAAGCTTTGAACCGGCTAATCCAAGCATCTGCGGCGGACATGACCAAACAAGCTATGGTTAATTTGTATGAAGAGGGCTTTGTTCCGCTCATTCAAATCCATGATGAGATTGCCATGTCGGTGAAAAGTAAAGAAGATGCGGAAAGAGTTGCCAACATAATGGAAAATGCTGTACCATTGGAAGTACCCAGTAAATGTGACATCGAAATCGGTCCTAGCTGGGGAGAGGCGGTGTAATATGGCAAACGGGTTCGGAGTACCTTGGATTGACGCTATCCAAATCGTTCTGATGCTGCTTATTTTGTACCAAGTCAAAAAATAAAGCATACGTTTTCATATTTTCTCCCTAAACTACGGTTCTGTGCCCGTTCAGAGCCGTTTTTCTGCTTGTATTTCCGTATGTTCTCCTATATATTCGCTTACAAATGCCATATGTAGGAGCTCTTTATGGACATAACTAAATGGAAATCTGTTCTTGTACCGATTGAGGTATACGATCAAATTCGTAAAATAGCTAAAGCAGAAGGCCGCACAATCAGTGGTCAGCTTCGGATTATGTGGGAAGTCTACAAAGTAGCAAAACCAAATGGCTAAACAAACTTTAGCTCATGTGGCTAAAAAACGTATCCGCCGCCCAAACCGACATAAAAAACGGCTAAACAAACGCGATAAAGTAAAAACCTTTTTCGGTTGACCTATTTTTTTATTAGTGGTATGGGATAAGTCTTACACATTTAATTGGGAGATTAGAATGGACTATTCAAAACTACTCGTTTCAACTATCGGCGATGTTTTAAGTGACGCCGAAGACCACGGCATGAAGCCGACGCCTGCCATGAAACGGCTCGCGGCCTACGGCCTTTTGGTTGAAGCTCAACTTGACGACGCCGAAACCGTTAAAATACCGGACAATGTCCACTTTACCCCTGACGGCGAAATGGCGTTCGAGTTCACTCCGGAATGGGCGAAAGAGCCAAAAGTAAAGCGCAAGAACGGCCGTAAAAACTGCAAGCATTGTAGTACGCGGCTCACGGGTCTTCAGCGCATCTATTGCTCTAAATATTGTTCCAAGCGCGACTGGGCAAAAAACAACCCTGATCGGGTAAAGGCTCATTATGATAAACATTATAAGAAGTCAAAACAAAAACTCACTTTGGTGAAATGAAAACTTGCCCTGAGTGCGGCGGGGAGGGACAATGTGAGTATGAAGTCTCAGTGTCCTCCCCAACGTCTTGGCGGGGCGGGTGGCTTGAAGACCGGTTGTTAGAGTGCGAGCTTTGTGGCGGATCAGGGGAATTGGAAGATGGTGAAGAATAGAGAGCTGAACTATCCCCCTAAACCTTTTGGTGACGCCGGTAAAGTGCAAGAACTGCTAAACAACAACCAGTGCCCGCGCTGTCGGACAAATTTACCACCAGTCGAAGTGCACGGTCATGTGCAATGCGCCGTGTGCAAACTTTATATCAACGAATGCTGTCAGGGAGAGCAATGTGATTTGCCCGAAGTGTGAGGGGAAAAGTAAAGTATATAATAGCCGACCTAAAAATAATACAATCCGTCGGAATAGAAAGTGCCTAGAGTGTGGACATAAATACACGACCCTAGAACTACTGGAACACCCCGCAGAAAAAATAGCGCGGCCTACGAAGCCAAAATTAACACTGGTTAAAAAGAAGAAACCGAAGCATAAACCGCGGTTCACGGACCTTGATTTTGATAGTATGTCTGACGAAGAACTGGAAGCAGCTATCTACGAAGGCCGGTTATAGCGTTAGGCATTTATCCCACGACCGCGCTTCTAAATCATCTCTATCAAACTTTTGGGGCAGAAACCGCTTGGTTATCTGCCCCTTTAAACATCCCACTCTTTTAAAAATTACCCGCTCTCGATCCAGAGCAACAAACGCCACGATGTCGCATTCGTTTTCTGTCAGTGGCCGTTTCTTTCCGCCATACGCTAAAGAAAACTGATACCCCTGCCCGCTGTGATTTCTTTTATACTGGCTAGACTTGACCTGAATGCGTAAAATCCCCTGTTCTGTACTGGCGACAATGTCCGTGGTCTCCATGTGAACGATTTCACATGTAATACCTAGCTTCATCAACCGAAGCAGACAAATCAACTCACCCATTTTTCCGGCTTCAACAGCTTTGTACATGAAATTTAGTTTATAGAGAATTTATTGAAAAAAAACATCTTTTTTGCCTATTTATATGTTGCATTTCCCATACAATCGTATATATTCAGCTTTGTAGAGCCCCCAAGTTCTACATTCCCGTAGTGAAAGCCCCCAGAGTCATGCCTCTCTGGGGGTTTTTTTCGTGTTGACTATATGTAGTCACTATAGTATATGGGATATATCTTATCTAACTACGGGAGAACTGCTATGCTTGTGTACCTTGCCAGAAACTCTGTAAATGGGATGCAATATGTAGGGGCGGCTCTTTGCCTGAATAAAAGAAAGTCAGCGCACCTGAGTGCCGCTCGCCGCGGGCGGGGAAGCAAGAATAGCTTACAAGAGGCTGTTCGCGTCTACGGCGAAAATAACTTCACTTTTTCTGTTTTAGATACAGCCAAAGACCGCAAAGACTTATCCAAAAAAGAACACCAGTGGATAGATAAATTAAACACGGTTCACCCGAACGGTTACAACTTGCTGCGCGGAAACTACAGCACGGAGCTTAAAAATAACGGCAAATATGTGAGCATTGAAGTAGACGGCCTGACATTCCCTACCATAAATTCCGCCGCTAAACATTACGGGGTGAGTGTGTCCAGTTTTAGGAACAGGTTACAACGTGGATGGACGCCAGAACAGGCGGTAGACTTAGTCGATCCACCCGAAGATTACCGCGAACAAAAAACTTTTGTCTCAATCACCATTGACGGCAAAACCTTTAAATGTAGCACAGATGCTGCCAAACATTACGGAATGGTGCTTTGCACCCTGCGCCAAAGATTAAACAAGGGCTACACACCAGAACAAGCCGTTGGCCTCGAAGCAATTCCTAAAAAGCGTTTCCTGCACCCCAACATGAACAGCCTAACAATCAAAGGCAAAACTTTTGATAGTGAACGACAAGCCTGTCTTTACTTTAGTCAAAAACTCGGAATAAAAGCACGAACGCTAAAGGCTCGATTGAGTAAAGGCTGGCATTGGGACGATGTTTTATCTTCGGAAATCTCGTGCCGCCAACGAGCGGCGCGTAAGAATAACCATGAATATGTAGTCGGAAACAAAACTTATCGGACATCTAATGAGCTTGGAGCGGCTTATGGGATTTCTGGAAGTTATGCACGAGTTCTTATTTATAAAAATAAAGGTAAGACCTTAAATGAAATATTCTTGAAAGGAGACAACAGTGAATAGATCAGATATAATTCAAGATAAGACGCGGGAAATGGACTGGCAAACAGCCCTGACGCTGGTAAATACAGCAGTCGATCTCCACGCATCACGGATCGCATCTAAAGGCGAGTTCTCGCCAGACGCTGTTGACGCATCACTTAACGTGATTGCAGCTTGGAAAAGGATACAACGCGGATGAATAAGATGGAAAAAGATTTCGATCTAGCCGGTGAAATGATCAACGAAGTCTTAGATGATTTTGAAGCTAGCGACCTAGACGCGGGAGCCGCGCTTGGCGGCGCAATGACCGCGCTTGTCTTCCGTATCATCCTATCCTCTCCCGACGTTTCAACAGCTATGGGCATGATTACATCGTCTATGGCTAGCGGAGCGCAGCTCGCGGCGCACTATCAAGACGCTATCGACGATGACGAAATTCGCCATTGACAGATTTTTATTTATATAGTATATGGGATAAATCGTATACATATAGCTACGGGAGATTGCTATGGAAGAATTACCACTTGACCACGAGCCTAGTCTGGATCATTGGGCAAAATGTATCGCCGATGATGACCTAGCCACTGGCTACCACACAAACTGGGATTATGCTTACGAACAGGCGTGGCACTCATTGGATGCTGATTACAATTATAATTACGAATACCAATGGTGGTAAAGGGAGATTAAAATGAAAGTAGACCTACCATTAGAGCTTTGGGAAGCCATCATCGTCGCGATTGATAATGACTTAAATGAGTTTAAAGATTGCGGCACTGAAGGTCACCCAGAACTAGACATCCGTTA